CAGGATTAGATATTTTTAAAAAAAAATAGATGTCAGATAATACAGAGATACTTAATGAATATAAGGAACAGGTAAGAATCTTAAAGCAAGATATTGCCGAACTCCAAGACGCAGGTAAGTCTAAAGACTCTGCTAATAAAAGGTGTCTGCAAAAATTAGAAAATGCTAATACCGATCTAGAGGAAGCTAATAAAAAAATAAAAGAATTAAAGGAAGAAGCAAAAGAAATGCTATCTTATCCTTAATGTGGTGTGTACTCCATAAAGTTTCAGACGATTTCTACAGAGCATACACTAATATAATCTTTGACACTAAAGATAATGCTGATTTCTTTGCTAAGAAAAGTAAATTTAAGAAAAAAGATGATTGCAGAGTAGTCAAATATGATTATAAATATTTTGCAGGAGTAACAGAAAATGAAATTAAGCACTAACTTTACATTAGAGGAATTAACTATATCCCAAACAGCTTTAAGAAATAATATAGATAATACTCCTAATGAAGAAGAAATAGAAAACCTTAAAAGGTTATGTATTAATATATTACAACCTTTAAGAGACGACTTTGAATTACCTTTGGTAGTAAGTTCTGGATTTAGGTCTAAAGAACTATCATCTTTAGTGGGATCTAAAATTACATCACAACATTGTTCTGGTTGTGCAGCAGATTTTATTATTCCTGGTGTAGATAATAAGAAAGTATTTAAACATATAGTAGAGAACTTACCAATGGATCAAGCAATATTAGAGTATTATACTGAAGATAATGGTGGGTGGATTCATGTTTCTTATGTTCCTAATGGTAGAGGACAAGCATTAACTAAAGATAAAGAAGGTTATAAGACATGGCAATAGATTATAGAGGTGAGAAATTTTCTGGATATAACAAGCCTAAAAATGCTAGAACTAAAACTAAAAAATTTGCAGTATTAGCTAAGTCTGGAAATAAAGTAAAACTTATTAGATTTGGTGATGCTAATATGACTATTGGAAAATCTGATCCTAAGAGAAGAAAATCATTTAGAGCTAGACATAAATGTGCTACCGCTACTAGTAAATTAACCGCTAGATTTTGGAGTTGTAAAAAGTGGTAAGAAGTATATTAAAATTCATAGTGAAAGCTAGAATGCTATATGCCGATCTAAGAGGTCATCATGGTAAAAGATGGAACTATGAACCTGGTAATTGGTATATGGGAAAAAATAAAAACAAACATAACAGGAGAAAATAATATGCCAATGGTAAACGGAAAAAAATACCCTTACACTAAAAAAGGTAAGGAAGCTGCTAAGAAAGCTAAGAAGAAAAAAAATAAAAAATAATAAATTGTTATATGGTGTGGTTGCTTGTCAACTGGGATGATGGTGGGGAATAAGAATTTCTATGGCTAAAAAAACTTGGGTAAGATCAGAAAAAATAGCTGATGTAGGTAAGTGTAGATACTGTTATAAAGATATAATTTCTACTGATTCTTTTGTAGCTTTTGCTAATCACACTAAAGCTCACTATCTATGTATGAAGAAAGATGATGAAACACCTAAATCAAAATTTGATTGGTAGATTCTATTCTATTTTTAGCTATATCAAAATAAATTTTATCTATTTCTATTCCAATAAATTTTCTATTTAAATTTTTACAAGCTAAACCAGTTGTTCCACTACCCATAAAACAATCTAAAACTGTATCATTTTCGTTAGACCAAGTTTTAATATGATCTTGTACTAATTGTATTGGGAATACTGCTGGGTGAGTTGTTCTATTATTTTTTTCTGTATTAATTTGCCAAACATTAAATCTTGAGCCATATTCTTTTACTTCTTTACCAATTCTAGTTAATAATTTTAGACTACCATTTTTTTCTCTTTGAGTACCATGTATTTTAGTACCACCATATTTATTTTTTCTATCTTTAATAAGATTTGAAGTTTTTAATTTACCCTTACAAAACACAAACATATATTCAAATATATTTATGTATCTATTTTTATGAGTAAAAGGATTAGTTTCCTTTTGCCAAATCATAGTGTCATGTAAATTTAAACCAATATCTTTAAAATATAATGCTTGTTTAAACGATGTTCCAGATTCACTACCTTTTATAGTTGTATCATTGACTATCCAAACAATAACTCCACCATCTTTTAAAACTCTTTGCAGTTCATTTGCAATATTCTTAAATATATTAAAACTCCAAGTAGAAGACTTGTTATAATCTCTCATATTATCATATGGAGGACTTGTTATAATTAAATCAACACTATCCTCTGGTAATTTTGATAATATTTTTAAACAATCATCATTAAATAATTGCATTAATATCCCCAAAATTTCTTAGCATTTTTAAGATAATTTTCATCAGCATCATTATTCCAAAACATATGTGTAAAGTCTGGTTGAATATAATCTTTAAGAACATTAGGATCATTACTAATCTTCATTATGTTTTGTCTAACCTTAGCTCTTTGAATAATTGTAGGTATTCTTTTTTTAATATTCTCAGGCTTTAGTTCATCACAATTTCCAGCATGAAAGACTTTAAATTCTACCTCATTAACATAACAAAGATAAACTGGTACTTGAAATACAGACCAATAGAAATCAACTTGTAATAAGTTATATGGAGAAGGTTTATCAACTGGTAGCTTTCCAGGAAACCATGATCTAGTACCATCTTTTTTGACAATCCCCCTTCTAGGCATCTTACATTTATCTTCAATGATAAGATTATCTCCTTTTAAATCTATGTAACCATGAATAGGAATATTAACACCATCAAACCATTTAAAAGCTTCTACCTCTGGTTTACACTTATCATAACCAGGAATAGTTTGGTGAGCCTTATGACAATTAGAAATCATTAAAGGAACTATACTTTTATAATAACTTAATTTTTCTTGGTCAGCAGGTGTTAAGGCAACTAATTTATCTAGCTTATCTTTTACTGGTACAAACATTATTCTTTATCCTCTCTGTAAGACTCTACCCCAAAATAACTTAAAGGTTTCTTTAGGTAATTTCCTATCTTAATTAATGAAATTAAAGGAATACGATTATGTGCTTTTTCATATTTTTGAATTTGTTGAAAGGTAGTTCCTAATGCCTTTGCAACTTTTGTTTGGGTTATCAAAAAACACTTTCCAGTAAATTGATTGATATTGGTATGTCTAGCTTCTTTGATTTTGATTCCTATTCCTCTATAGAACTCCATATCTTTCTTAAACGGATTTTCTTTTTCTTGTATCATTTGTTTTCCTTCCTTTTATTTTGAGTATAAAATACCCAATAAGCTTATACAACTTTCAGTTTAAAACAAAAAAACCTTTAAGAACTGATTCTAAATGGTCTTTTCATTTCTTCTTCAAAAATCTTAGAACTTATGTCAGCAATTAAGTTTTTCTTCTTTTGGACTAGAGCTTGAAATTTAAACATTTTTCTGCTCTCCTCCTGTTGCTGTGCTTTCAGTTCCACTACTTTTTTTGGATCCATGTTGCTCCTTACCAACTATTTTTATAGCTTCCTTGACAACCTTGCAGTCGGTAATATTAATTTTAGCAAGTTCACCAGGCATTGATTGATAGTGTGCTTTTTTGGTCGCTTCTTCAATTGTTTCACCATCAAAAAATTCTTCTACATCAGCTGAAAATTCTACGATAGATGTCTTTAAAACTTTAAACATTTAAGACAACATTTCTGCTATAACCAGCATAATCTCTTTTTAATTCGTTGCGTTCTTCAAGCTTATCAATCAGAACACTAACCGAATTTTTACTTTTATATTCCATCTCTGCAGCCATTTCTAAAAAAGTTGGCATATATCCATATTTTGTACTATAGTTTCTAATAAATTGCAATAGCTTCAACATTTTTGGAGTCATTGGTCTAAGTCCTCTTTGTTTTATTTTCATTTACTACTAACCTCCTTAAAAGTTCTGTATATCCGTTGATGTCATCAAAGCTATCCTTTTTATAATTACTTGATTGCATTACTCTCCAACATTTAAGAAAGATCATAAATAAACCAAAGAATTTTAATGGAACTTTAATTGTTTTGTTATTGTGAATTGATAAATACTTCTCCATCATTCCAACCATTACATAAGACGTATGGTCAAACTGTCCGTAATCCCCTTCTTTTTCATGTAGTAACTTTTCCATATCATTTATAAACTTTACATTATCTGGCATAATTTCCTTCCTTGTCTTTGCACCAATACGCTGCTACTTGTTTATCTTTATATCTAACACCTATTGGTAAATAATCTATTGTTACAACTTTTTCTAATCTATTAAAGCAATTTATAGATGAACTACCAAAAGGTACTGATACTTTTTCAATAGTTCCATCTACAAAAAACATAAATAAAAAAATAAACTCCATTAATTAAAATGGAATTTCTTTACTTTCTACCTTAACCTCTGCTTGAGGTCTTGCAATAGGTGTTGTTGTTTGTTGAGTTTGTTTAGGTCTAGGATCATTCTTATAACCAGATAAAATATTACCTTCGTCATTAGTCCAACCAATCAAACCTTTCTCTCCACCAGCATCTGGATAATTCATTTCTCCAGTAAACTTGTCATCCCCTTTAAAGAGAACTCCTATTTGTGCAAACACTTTAACAAACTTAGTGTTACCATTTTTTGATTGAGCTTTAACACCCAAGATTGTTCCTTTATGACCATTATCTAAAATAATGTTTCCTGAGAAGTCAAGTTTAATTGCTCTTTCATCAGCTCCATTATATGGAAATAATACCCAATCTTTTTGCTTACTGTTACCATTGTTGCTTATTGGCATTGTTTTGTCCTCCATTAGTTTTTATTGTTTGTTGTTGAGAATCAAATTCTTTTTGAACTGATTCATTTTCGTTCTTCCAATCAGAATATAACTTAGTCAACTTAGTTTCAGTTGTCTGTTGTTTTATTTTATCCTTAATTGAATTTTTTGTAGTTGCTCCTTGATTAATTACAGCATTAACTAATTCATCTGCACTAGCAAATTCTGTACCATGTAATCCAAATGAAGCTAAACACCTTCCTAAACTTGAAGTAGCAGCATTCTCTAAAGCACTTGTTTTATTAATAAAGTTAGCATCTCTTATTTCTTCTGCATGACCAACACTATAAGGAGTATCTCCAATATATAATGTAGTCTTAGCTATAACTTTTTTATCATCTTGAAAAATAATCTGCTCATCTATCTTAGATTCTGGAAAAAATTTTAATAAGTGATTGTGTCTTTTAGCTACTGTTAAATAACTCTTTCCTTTAAAGTCTAATTTTTCAACATTAGAATCTAGTGAAGCTATACATAGTAACCTTTTTTCCCTGAAAGAACCTTTGAATTTTTCTTCAGTATTTTTACTTGTCGGACTTTCTTCCTGGTTTACTTTTTGTTTCGGCATTGTTTCCTTCCTTTAGTTTATTATTTTCTTTTATTTGTTCTTTATCTTTTAAAGCTTGTAACTCTAAATAACTTTGATTCTTAGCGATCATTTTTTCTTTTAAATCTATTGAATCAAGTTTGGCTCTTAGCTCATTTATTTCTTTATCTCTTTCATGTAATTGCTCTATATGTTTTTTTTGATCTTGCTCATAGGATCTAATCTTTGTTTGCATTTTAGCTAGTTCCATCATTACTTGATCTGTCATTATTTTTTCCCTTTCATTACTTCTTCTAATGTTAAATTATGGACAATAACATCTTGAACTGCCTGACCAACTATAGCTCCTATGTCCATGTTTAAATTACCAAATAAAGATTTTCTTTGTTGAGCTGTTAAGACAACATAATCATTGAACCACAAGTCTAAGCTTTTATTAAGCTGACTTGGACTCATATGATCGGCAGTAAAACAACCCCCATCTTCCTTTTTTGTCCACTCT